AACTAACACCATTTGAATTAAAGAATACAACCGTACCACTGGCATTTGCAGATTGAGATCCGGCAGATATTATATTACCAGCTATACCTATGTTGGGAGCACTTAAAGAAAGACCATTGCTGTTAGAGGTACCAGACAAATTGGTTAACGCTAGACTACCATGGGTGTGAGTTGAGTTTGCAAAAGTGTTAGCAGAGGTTTTAAAATAATTATCTCTCTCTGATGCCATCATATAATTGGTAGAATTGGCTGTACCAGCTGTATCACCAATTATACTAAATCCGTTGGAAAAAGTAGAAAAGGTAATATTATTACCCGGCTTTATTACCAACGTGCCAGTAGAAAATACTGTAGAGGCACCGTCTATTGATACGTATCTTACCCCATCTAGATAAGATACTATCATTCTAGCCAAATCAAACCTATTATATACTTTGTATGACATTTATTATTCTTGTTTTAAAGTTTCAATTAAATTCTGTTGATACCTAGGTGACTCTATATTGCTTAAAGCTTTAGTCACAGCAATGTTAACAATTTCATCATGTGTATGCTCTGGCATATCACTATCAACCTTTTGCATTGTTATTACGGGCGTACCAGATTGTGTAGAGTACGCGCTCACACCACGAACACCTATAAAGTATTCGTTTTGGTTATACAAACAATTATCATACTTAATACTACCACCAGTAACTTTATAAACCTTGTCTTCTTCTATTGAAGTTGTGGTATTTGTAAGAGAATTTACTGACATTGGCTTTGCTAAATATGTTAAATCATAGTATACAGGTATATAATTACCATCGGTAACCAACTCAACCATATTATCCCTAAACAATCTTATAGGTCTTGCATAACCATATTGTAAAACATGTTCTCCAAGCGGATCTTCAAAATCCATGGAAAACCTGTTTAAATCACTATCTTTAACAGGAAATCTCTTATTTGTTATAGTACTTCCTGGAATGTTTATTGGATAAGTAGCATTTGAATAATAAAACATATAACCAACTCCACCTTCTCCTTTATACTTTTCTTCTAAAATTATTTCTGTAGAACTGTTTATACTATTTACCTTAGATATATTTTTGAATTTACCATTAAAGAAATCATTGTCTAATATAACCCACAACCCAGTAGACATGTATCCTTGTAGTAAATTAAAACCACTCATGTCACCAGTTACAACATTAGAATTTTTTGTAAATGTTGCTTTTATTATAACACCACCCTGCGAGTAATTAAACATAGGTGGTATGTTTATATCATAGGAATAAACACCACCAGTAGGAATTTCTAAGCATGTGGACTCATTCAAAACTATCCACATAGGTCTTACGTGCCTTATACCGTTTTCGGTGTTGATTATTTTTTGTTTAGTAGGAAGAAAACCAAGATAAGAATTAACCCTATTACCAACATCAAACCTACAAACATAATCTTGGTAAGCGTATGACCTACACTTACTCACGCTATTCATTTCTATTAGTGTATTCTTAACAAGAGTCTTTAGATCTTCTGTCCTCTTTTGGGTTTGCTCGAAAGCTTCTTGCTTAGAGTTGGCACCGCTGTACCTTGTTTTAACAAATTCCCTTGTAGCAATATTTAGCCAATAGTCTATTTCTTCAGGCAAAAAGTCCGGGTATGACCCAGAGGTTGTCTTGTCAAGCCCTATTCTAAAGGCTATGTGCATTTCGTCTATATTCATTGCTTATTTCTTTATTTTTATATAATCTTCAACGTGTATAGTATCATTATTACACTTTGAATAAACAACAGCTCTATAATAGGGCTTCCATTTAAAAAACAAAAATTTCTTGTCGTAACCCTTTACATTAACAAATACAGTTAGCTCGTCTTTTATTGCAACGTTTTCTATGTCCACGCCTTGTTTGGTAACCATTCCAGAAACCTCAAAACAACCTTTTGGGGCTACAAACTTTAAAGTATCACCTTTGATTATATTATAAATTGTAGAATCTTTGAATTCTATTCTATAAGCTACAGTATCCTTATAGGTATACGTAGATTGAACAACCTGAACACCAGGTTTTAATTTTATATTAAGGTTTTTTGCTATACTATCTAGTTTGTAATTGTATTTTCTAAACTGGTCAACAGTAAGTTCCTGAAGCCTAGAGTTTTCATCTACTACAGCTATGTAGTTATTTTCACTTATTCTAAGACTTTCTTGTAAAGCCTTTATTTGTTTATACTGCATTATATTGGTTATACCAAGCAGTACAAACACGCCTATAGCAAAAAGTAGAACCTTAATATTATTAAACATAATATTTATTTTTCAAAAATTTTATTACCTATTTTCAAAGCAGAAAATACCCCAGAGAATGAACCAAAGATTAACGCCAAATCACTAGCAGTAACTCCTTCTTTAAAAGAATATGCTGTCGTAAATACAATGGACCATAGAATACCAACCGCAAATATAAGTCTTGTAATACTAAAAACATTAACATCTTCTTCGAAGAATCCTATTTTAGTACTCTTCGTAGATTTTTTTTCGTTCTCCATTTTCATCTACTTTAATAACCATTTTCATAACTTGACCCCTGTTCTTTCCAAACCTGTTGTAACTTATATGTATCCAATTTATATTACCTTTATCATCAATGTCCTCGGCTATAAGTTGGTCAAACTCAATATTTTTTCGTATCCAATCAAACGCTTCTTTGTTTGTAACATTCCTTTTATAGACTTCAAAGTCTATATCTATAGCAGCACTGCCCTCTAATGCCATATGCTGGCTTGTTTTTGAACCACCAATGGCTTTGTTAAGTTTTTGTGACCTATAGAAAGAGTGAATGTAAATTGGAACGCCAAATTTCTCCCTTATAGGCTCAAAAACTTTCTCAGCCAACGCCTTCATATTTTCAAGGTTATCCTTATCTGGCGTGTTGTCAATCCTCAACCTTTTAGCCTCTGGACTAAATGTTGCCTCTTCGTAACTTATATGTTTACTTATATTTTCCATTATCTAGCAAGCAACTTAATGAAATCAAAAATACCACTAGCAAGTAATAAAAATAAAATACCGGCTATGGTAAGCATTAAAATTTTTGGTTTTGAAGAAAACATTCTAATAACTTCTATATCTTTTTTTAAATTTTCTAAATCTTCTTTGTAAACTTTTATAGGATTTGCTATATGTTCTTTTTCTATAACATCAACCCTATTTTCTAAATCGGTAACCCTACCGTTTGTTTTAGTGACCTGTTGCAATATGGCCTCTAATTTATCATCTATTTTTGAAAGCTTAACAGCCAATTCAATATCATTCATTTTAAACAAAATAAGGGGGCTCCTTTGAGGAACCCCCAAATTATACATTAGAGTACATAGTACTCAATAAACAACGTTATATCACCAGCACTAAGGTCGGTGTTGTTAGATATACTAATAACAACATCCTTGGGCGCTGTAAGTACAAAGGCACCATGGGCACTACCAGTTCTGGTTGCAGACACCATATTAGCCGCTGTATTAAAATCTGAATATGCAACACTACTGTTAAGGTCAACAGCCCCAGGAAGGAGTTTTATAACCTTGTTAGCAGTAAGGTTTGATACAGCAGTAAGCGGATAAAGAGCCGTAGTTTGTCCAGTATAACCAAAAGATATACTAGTACTAGAACCTATTGGCTGTGTGTTAACAACAGCAAAACCACCACAAACCAAAATGTTAGCAGGAAGTGTACCAAGGCTTATGGTAGTATTTTTTGTACCACCATCCACAGACTGCTTCCATGTAAACTTCTGAATTCTTTTAGATGCAAAAGATCTATATTTTTTCGTAGCCATTTTAAAATCTCCTATAAATTATAAATTAAAAAACTATAGAATCTTTTCCAACAGAACCCATATAGCTGTTAAGCGTAGACACTACGTTAGCAAGCTGACCAGCTGCCGAAGGAATAAAAATTTCAACAGTAACAGGCGCTCTCCTAACTCTATCGTCAGCAGCTTTGTATTCAATTTCACTCTCTATGATAATAGTGTGATAAGTAGAACCAACAACAGCACTAATATCGGGTTTCTTAACAGGAAACAAAGTCTGGTTAGTAACACCCTGATAACCAAGAGCGGCTTTTTCACGATCTCTAACCTGAAACCAGTTTCCAGCACCTTTAACTGTGGGGGTATGAGTCCATGTTCCGGGAATATTAACCCAACCAGTAGATTCTACAGAAGCCAACACCGGCACAAAATGTACTGGGATATCAGGATCTATATCGTTTACTGAAGTTGTAGATTCCGGAATAGCAAGGGCTGTGAGTGTAAACGTACCACTGTTATTGCTAGCAGTCACCCTACGACCACTGTGTTTATTAACAACAGCAGCAAGTTTTGCAAAAAGAGCGTCAGAAGTTGTTTCTGAACTAGTAGCAATATACCTATAAGTATGAGTAAACTGTCCGGGATGTTCTACCATGTCTTTGTAGATAATCCTAAGAACATACTCTTTTCCTGCCACAGGTGTAATACTGTGTGCAAAAGATGAAGACTGTTGAGCACGAGCCGTATACGGTGTCCCAACATAAGATTTAACATATTTGCCCATAATGGGGGCAGACCATTTTATGCGTCTAGTTGTAAGTGAATTACCATTAGCATCGGCGTAAGTTACTGTAGAACCAAGACCAACACCAATGTAGATAGTATCAGTATCTTCAACACCAATAGAACCCTCTACAAATTTCTTGTTCTTGTCTGCTACAAAAACTTCACCATCAGCTAAGTTTCCGGCACTCCCATTCAAAGAATAGATTACCAAACTAGCTGTCCTGCTTATGTTCTTTCCAACTATAACGCTATGAACTCTATCAATCATTTTTAACTTGTTAGTTAGTTATTATTTACTTTGCAGTAATACAGGGACAGTTGTGATTTTACTATCCCTAAGACTAACAAGTCTTTGGGATAAAGTTCTTCTACTTTGCTTATTAGCATTTCCACGTCAAACTCTCCCTTTTAATTTGGCAGCAGTGTATATACAAGTCGTAAATAAAGCTGCCGTTTATTTACTGTTTATTTTACAAGAAGTTCGTTAGGCACATCTGCCTCATCAGAAACGTCTTGTTTTTTAAGTTTTTTAGCTTTAGAAATGGCTTTTGCAGCTGGAGATTCTTCTTCCTCGTTTATTTCTGCAGACCTGTCTACCATAGAAAATTCTGGTTTACCAGCAACTTCTCTGTCTATAGCAACCCTAATATCTTGGTTTGTTGGGTTTTTAAGGTAAGCAACGGCACCGTCTTTACTATTACCAAGTATTTCACCACCGTATCTATACATTCCACCAGATTTCCTTATAATATTTTTAGATATTGCAGTCTCTAGCAAAACATATAGCTCCCTATCCTTATTATCAACCCACTTATCAAGAAATCTTTCAGGATTACCTTCAATAAGGTCATACAAAGTGCTTTCTATAATCTCGGCAGAAGAACTTTCTGAATTATAGCCATACAGACGTAAACACTTACGCATATCGTCCAATGACATTTTTTCAAATTCCACCGCAGCCCTTCTCTTAATTCTATTAAACTTATTGGCTTCCTTAGCCTCGTTTGTTTTATCAATCATTACATAATTTGCACCAGGCTTTACTTCTGAGATAGAGGCTTGGACCCTCTTATGGTTCTTGAGAAACAAATACTTTAATTCATCTGACGGGTATGAAGTGTCTAAATACAAATCCTTACCGGTCATAGGTATAACAAAACTTTCCCAATATGCAGAAGAGGGTCTTAAATCAAGTCCCAGTAAATTTCCAAGCCTTTCAGCATCTTCTGGCGTCAATCCAGTATAAAGTGCACCAGAACGTGTGTAATATGTGCCTAGGTATTCTGTACAATTTTTGTACCTAGAAAAACCTGACCAACTATTCCTGCCCAGTGGGCGTACAACTACTATCATTTTATTCTATATTTAATTATTCAGCGTCGCAAATAAGTTCACCGCAAGTTGTCGGATCTTTAATAGCAAGTATCTGCTCTGACAAAAAGTGAACCTGATAACCATCTCTGGCGTTCGAACGAAGATTGTTAATAGAATTCGAGAATCCCTGAGGACCAACAGATCCACCAGTGTACCAAGTAACAAGTTCCCTACCCTTTTTAACAACTTTAACAACGTTTGATTCACCATCTCTCATACCGAAGTTAATAAACGTCATTCGGTAAGATTCGAGAGGTTTACCAGATATAGGATGAAGCTTCCTATTATAAACAGGATTGTCATACAGCGGGAAGTGTTTAAGTGTAAGTTCTACACCGTTAAGTCCCTTGTAGGTAACAAACTGTCCACCAAGAGCAAGTTCCTGTCCACTACCAGTTATAAATTTGGAATCAACCAATGTATAAGCAGAAGCTTTTTCACGAAGAACTCTATCAAGTTCTTTCATTGCCATTTCACCACAGAGAGCAACAAACTTACGTTCGCCAAATCCCAGGATGTTGTATGAAAGATCGCCAAGATAGGTATCAAGTGTATCAAGAGTCAACTTTGTATAATAACGCCTATTTGAAGGAGAAATCTGCTGAAGAAGCCCAGCCCCAATAGGAACAGGGCGTCCGTTAGAACCAATAAGAGAAATAGAGCCGTCAGTATTCTTATTGTATTTAGAATAAACAGACATTCTATCTATTCTTTCATACCACTGCCTCCAAGCTGTCCATTCCTGATAAGGAGCCCAATAACGAGTGGCTTTCTTAGTCTTGGGGTCTCTGAGTTCAATGACCATAACATCGCTGAAAACAGTACCCGTAATGTCGTAAGACATACGCATAGTTGTAAGCTGATTACGCAGCTTAAACGGTGTGGCATAGTTTACAAAGTCGGCTTCTTCGCTGTATTCTTCGTAAGCAGAACCAAGTCTACTAACCTGTTTACCGGCAGCCAAAAGTGAAGGCGGAATATAAGATTCAACCTGACCATCAGCTACTACAACTTCATACACCCAAAGAGAACCGTCCTGATAAGGCTCGCCCTTAACCCTAACCTGATATTCTTTGTCGTCGAATTCAAGTACTGCACCAGGGCCAAACCACTTTTCATCTAACCACAACTGAATAACAGATCCGCCAGCACCGGGAGTATCTGTAGCAGAAATAGATGCTCCCTGCCATTTAGCATCCCTAATTGTAACGGCCTTGTCATGTTCAATCATAACCGGCCATTCAAACTCGCTGTTTTCAACAACCATGGTTCTTCCCATACCCTGAGTAAGATAGTCGAGGATATTTCCCTGATCAAATCTACCAAAAATATAGGATATGACTGTTGACATCTGTGCGGGCTGTGTAAGTAGAGCGTTTGAAAGCAAATTAGAATCTGCTAGTCCTGAGTTCCATTTAGTTCTATACAGTACTAGACTGTTTAAAAGATTATTTTCCATATACTAATACATTTCTTGTGTTTTTGTTTTTATTTATTGAAAAACCTTCCAAGATCACTAAGCGAAGTGCTACTTTCGCCACCGCCAGATCCAGAGCCCTTCATTTTATTTGAAGTTCCCTTGTTTTCCTTTATTTTTTGCAGTAGTTTCTTAGTAGCATTACTCTCAGCCTTCTTTGAAACGTCTTTAAATAATTTGTCTTTATATTTTAGAAACATTGCTGTTTCTATTAAAATTTCTACTCCGTTTTTATTATATTCTTTCTGGAACTTTGTCTGACCGTCTGCAAGTGGTTTAAATAAATCGTCGTAAAGTTCTTTCTTTTCTTTATCAGTTAATTGATAACCGTAAAAATCGGTTGTGTTTTTCAACTCTTTATTTACGTTATTAATAAACTCGAGTTGTTGTTTTTTTATAGTTTTGTTATAATTTTCCTGTTCTTCTAATAGCTTTTTCTTAGTTTCTTCCCTTCTCTGTACTAGTGTTTCTAAAGCATCTCTTGCCTCGTCCTCTAGTACTCCGGCGGTTTCATATCTGTCTACAACCTTGTTAATTTTTTCAGCAGAGTACCCAAGATCTTTTAAGTTTTCCCTTATAACTTTTTTCTGATTTTCTTCGTCATCAAGGTCTATGTTTTTAAAATCAACTTCTCCACCATAAACGGTTTCAACGAAATCCTTAAGACTGCCACCGTTTTCAACAAATCTAGCAACCTCCTCAACTTCTTCGCTTGGATATTCTGGTCTAGAATTTTCTTCAACTGTTTTCTTTATAAGTTCAACAACATCAGAAACCCCTTCAACCTTTAGGTCTTCATCTATTTCCCAACCAAGTTCTTCAGCAAGTTTAGAAACAAAGAATTCGGCTATTTCGCTTTCATACTCACCAAGCTCGGAAGATTTTTCTTCATCAGAACCCTCATCAGATTCTTCTCCCTTACTTTTACCCTCGTCATCTTTCTCGCTGTCTTCTTCGTCTTTTTCTTCTGAGTCTTCTAATTCCTCATCTTCCTCTTCTTCGTCTGTTTTCTTAGTTGTTTTTTGAGCAGTGTCTTTCTTTGAAGAAGCGCTTTTCTTTTCTCCTTCTATTTCTTTTTCAACTTCCTCAGGATCCCTATATTCTATATTATCGTCGGGATTAAAACCGGGGGAATCTTCGCCGGCAAGAGGCAGTAAATCTCCTACTAAATCTTTGAGACCAAATTCTTTCGTCTCAGGTTTTTTTTCAGCCATAATTTATTTTATTTAAACCAATTCTTCTAAATACTCATCGAACTCTAAAAGTCCGGTACCTGTAATACCACCTTTCATAAGTATCATATATCTATCTACAATAGTCTGATACAGAGATTCCTCTTCAACCTGTTCCTTTATAAACCATTGGAACAGTTGAAACGTTTGGTGGCATGGAATCTCTAACAATCTTTGTGCATCAACTTCATATGAATAAGTTACATCAAATTCATGTTGTAAAGCAGACTCTAAAACATCATACAAATCAGCATATTCTTTTTTAGGAGCCTCTATAGTTGGAGTAGTGGGAATAACATTCTTATCAGCCATATAATCATACAACTTAATCATGTGAGCCCTTTCTTCCTCAGCATGTTTCCTAAAAAACTTAGCGGCACCAGTATAACCCTTTACATCACACCAGTAAGCCATTTGCAAATATATCTGAGAACTATAAGCCTCATCATGAATATGCTTATTTATAATCTCTATAGCCTTGTCGGGAAGTCCGCCATTATAAGCGCCTTTTTTCAAAGTAGTCGGTTTGTCCATTTATTTACTTTTTAATTTATTATTAGGATTTTGCTGGATTTTCGCTAGACTTAGCTTTTATTTGTTTTTCTTTAAGCCTTTCATTTTCTCTATTCTTTCTCATCTCCTCTTGTAATTTCTTTTCTTTGAAATCTGCTTCTAAACGCAATCTCTCAGCCTCAAGTTGGTTTTTAAAATCGACAACACCGTCGTTGTTTTTATCAACGTCTAGTATCTTCGCGCTAGCTTGTATCTCAGCTACAGTAATAGCCGTTTCCGCCTTTCTAATAGAATCTTCTTCCATTATTCTATTTTTCTCAGCCTCTTTGTCAAGCTGCATTTGCAAAAGTCTTTCTTGAGCCTCTTGCTGAGCTTTCTGCATTTCCTCTTCTCTCCTAGCCCTTTCCCTGTCTATATCGGCAAGTTTATTCTTTATTTCTGATATATTATTCTCAGTAAGTATAAGAACAGCATCTGATAATGTTGCACCGTTTTGCATAGCTGGTTGAACCAAAGTTCTAAGAGTTTGCAGGGCCTCAAAGCTTTCTGAACTATTTGTTATAAACACATCGTAATCAGAATATAAGAAGTCGTCGTTAATATCCATAAACACCCTTCTAGCATCACCAAGAACAAAATGAAGTTTTTTCTTACCACTTTCTTTCCAGGCGTATTTTGCAACATTTATTAGATTAGTAAGAACTCTTTTCTTTACCTGATCATGTTTATAAAACAAATATTCTGTAATAAAAGATGACTGAGAGACAGACCTTTGTACATTACCAACAGACTCCCTTGTTTCTATAGAACCCAAACGCTGTTGACTAACACCAGATAACCTACCAAGCATGTCTTCTATCTTATCCATCAATCTTATATAGTCTGCTATAACAGCAGTCATGCTTAAATCTTGAGAAGATATTTGGTTAAATTGTGCAGGTTTTCCGCCCTGTCTACCAGGAACATCCCAGCCCTCTTCATAGGGGTTTACAAAATTTATACCTAAAGCTGTTAAATAATGTAACCACTTTTCAACAGAAATACCCATAGATTTAGGTATCTGTGTTGGGTCCATATTCAATATTCTGCCTTTATCTTTTGCTAAAGCTAATTCCAGCCTATACCAAAGTATAACATACATATACTGCAAAGGTTTCATTATCTCAACCAACGATTTTGACCTTGTGTTAGTGTCGTTATAAACCGTACCTGTATATGATAGCTTAGGCTTTGTAAGATCATCCATAGATTGAGACTGATATTGCAAAGGTTGTATTCCTATGTATATATCCTGTCCTATTCTATAACCTTCCCAAATTTCTGGTATCCAGTCACTTTTTAACCCATCTACATTGGCGGCCAGCGCGTAATTTTCGTCAACAATTTCTGTGGTACCGTTCTTCTTTTCTAGATAGTATATTTTCTTAAAAGACCTCCATTGAACATGATATACAGGTAGAATATTCATTCTAAACTCATCTTCTGAAGACAAATTTGTCATATCTTGAACATTTCTGTATATAATAGGAGAGTAGGAAACGTCTCTTCCTCGTCCGCTATTTGGAAGTTTTTCTAGTACATCTTTGAATTCTTCTTCTGATATGAAATCAAAGAAATTATCGTAGATTGCGTATGGTGTCATATATTTTACCCTACAAAACCAATCTCCATCTTCTATAAACTCAACGTTGGGATCTTTATCATAGTCGCAATCTAAAACATCAACCCTTTCCACATAAGGCTCGCCATTGACTATACCAACATAGTATATCTCATTACCAGCTATAAGAGCATCCTTAAATCCCTTTACAAACTCATTCTGAAGCTGTAGTTTTTCCTTTAAATACTCAAGAGTACTGCTAGCAAGTCTTTCTGCGGATGTTTTGTAATCATATTTCAAATACTTTTCTATTTCTTCTATGGTCAGGGGTTTGTCTTTTTCTAAAGCGTTGTTTTCAACACTCTGCTGCAGATATTCCATTAATAGCTCTTCTGCTTGAGCCTGTATTTCTGATACTACATCTTCATTGGTTTGTATAGTAACATAATTTAAGGGCCTACGTATTTCCTCACCAAGTAACAAATCTACATGGGGTTTAATTATATTAATGTTTTGAATTGAGGCGGGAAACCCATCTTCAACCTTGAAAGGATTTGTAACATACTGTATATCTTTTTCGTCCAATATACCGTTGTACAAATCGTAAGCAATGGCCATTCTTTCCCTCTTTGTCCTGCCCTCTATAGCCTCGCTAGACCACATCCTGCTTATTATAGAATCAACACACGCCTTCCTCCACTCTTCGTCTTTTTTGCTGAGTGGCAATTTTTGGAATGGAAAGACATGACTATTATATGTGTTTTGTATAGACATATTTTATTATATAAAAACTAAATTATTATCAACTGTTCTAAATATACCGTCTGGAAAAAGATATCTACTCCTTTCGTCTGTTACAGCTTTTTTTACATGTACGTTGTGCAACTCTTCTTTATAAATCATTACAAGCATTAAAGCAATAACCCTATCAAAGTTACCATCTTTATTATAAGCTATCAACTCTTCTAACAAAGGCTCTGAAAATATATAATGTAAATTTTTCTTTCCTGGAGATCTTTCTTGGTTTAACCAATCCCTAAGCTCCAGCTCACCAAAGTCTTTTATAGAAGTTACCATGTGTATACCTTTTGACCTATTTACTTTACTGTCCTTTATTATTTTAGAAATTATATCTGGTTGGTCTGCCAATAAATAATCACTGTGCTTGTTTCTCATATACACAGATAGCCCGGGCCATTGATTTTCATACAATACCGTTGCATTGTAGTATAATAGAAGTTTTCTTACATTTTCATAGAAATCCTCTGCTCTTTCGGGCCTGCCACTATACTCTGCAACTATCATATCATAATAAGACTCAAAATCTTGAAATCTCTTATATATGAATATAGAACCCAATGAATTTGTACCAGATTTATCATGGTCGTATGGGTCACAACCAGCTATGTACAATCCCCACGGGGGATTTTCTACTGGGTGTTCCCATATAACTATTGCACCAGCCCTATCTTCTTCCCTATTTAAATGATATTTAGTTATATCTTTTACATTATTAGAAGGCTGCCATTTTACTTTACCTTTATCATCATAGTAAAGTTCACCAACCTGTTTAAAATCTCTTACAGAAGAATTTGTTCTTATGAAAGCAAGCTGTTTTATTAAATCGGTTTTTGGGAATATATTGCCGCTTAAAGTTAATACAGCTTCGCTTGGTTTTATTGGATGCTCTGCTATGTACCTGTCTATTGCATTTTTATCGCTAGCGTTTTGTTCTATTTTTGACCTTTCTCTCAAAATATATTTTGTGGCAAGTTCTATTTTAGAATTCCCATTCTCATCCATAAAACTTTCACCAGTTTCTGGATCTGATCCTTCTAAGTTATAATACTCTGGAACAAAAAATCCACACGGTCCTGTCGCCCCATCGTCCCATATATTTTCTATCGGCAAACAATTATATCCTTCTGGTTCATAGAATATTTCACGCATACCCTCAAAGTTTGCACCTTCTTCACCACCAGTACCGAATATAATCATTAACCCAAATGTCTGAGAACCTATTTCTACAGATGGTCTTGCTAATTGCCAAGCCGTCTTTGCCCCAGGCAATCTACCACCCTCTTCAAAAAGTATTAGTTTAGCTCTCTTACCCCTAGTTTTTGAAGGGTCATTTTTTAAACTTATACCAAGTATTTCTGATTTATAACCTTCTTCCATCAAAACACCATTTCTCTCTACTACGAAAGAAGCTCTTTTGTGTGTTTTAGTGTTTATTTTTTGAGTCTTTTTTGACCACGCTGTATGCTCATTTATAAAGTCTAGCATATTCCACGCCTTGGTAAGTATACCATCTTTTGTCAAATAATCTAGTTCACCAGCATATGCAACAGAGGTTGATTCTGGTATTAGGAAGAAATTCCTAACTAACATGCTTGCGCACTTGTAAGAATAACCAGAACCCCTTTTCTTTAGAACAGAAAGGTGTTTACCCTCATTTTCTGCTTTTTCTACTATATCAAAAAACGCTTTATCGTAATCATAGAACCTAGGAAATCCTGTTCTTCTTATCAATCTCTTTCTTTTCTTACCAGACTCTTCTGTTTCTATTTCGACTGTTCTTTCTATTGTACAATAGTTTAAATAAAAGTAGTTATAACCTGATATAAACTCACCACTTTTAGTTGTAAATCCAAATAAACACCTATTTGTTTCTCTCTCCCAAAAGTCTATATAAGAAGAAGAACCCTTTGGATATGGTGTATAATAACCATACTTTTCAAAAGTTATTGCAGCTTCCCTAAACTCATCTACGTTATCTCTATATTTTACTTCTATCTTTATAGGTTTCATCAATCTCCTCAGAATTTATTATCTTTAATTCTGGATAAAGTCTTTTAAGACTATCTACAACTTCGATAGTTGTTAATCCCAAAAACTTTGCATATTCAATAATCTCTTCTTCAGTTACATACTTAACCATCTACTATTTCTTTGGTATTTCATAAAGACCTATGTCAGAACTACCCCTGACGTTTTTATCCTCCATTTCAGCCTGTACTTGCTTTTTAAGTGAAATTATAGATTTAATCATACTACCTGCTTTCTCGTTAGCCTTTATCATGCTATCAAGCATTTTTATAGACTTTATCTCATCCTTACCCTCAAAAGACATATTTTCTAGAAAATTAGTTATCTTATCTATGTTCCTTAAGTTAACATCTAGGAATCTTGTAAGGGGTGTTTCTTGCATCTTTTTATAAATCTCAATAGCTTCTGCTACCTTTTCATCAGGTTCCCAGTCGGTGTCTTTAATTATATCCCTTTTGAGAATCATTTTTCTGTCTTCTTCTGACATATCTTTATACGGTGATTTATAACTACACATGAAGGCTACATATTTAATTTCTTTCATAGCCCTTTCCTTTGACTTTGACCTATCCCTGTCCCAAATTGCTTTAATTTGGGGTACGGCTAGCACAGTAGATGATACGACAATCTCATTATTAACTATGTCAAAAAGTTCCATAAAGTTACATTTTTTGTTGTCTTTGCTTACTTTTTTTCAGTCTCCTACATAGCTTATATGCATTATCTATAGAAACAAAATCTTTAGAATCATACAAGCTTTTTATAAAACTGTTTACTTCGTCTATGTTGTTAAAGTTATTATTGAAATATAAACGCATGCCCTCTATTATTATATCTTCTGGAATTTTATACAGCCTATTTAATATATTATCTACATGCGTTTTTTTACTATCTTCCTTTTTCAAATAGAAAACACCTAAATACCTAAGCCTAACTGGCCTAGTGTCATTGCTAGACACCATCCTCCTTAAATAGACAAAAGGGTATCGAACTATATATTCGATTACCCCCCTGTCTATGTCATATTTTTTACTGAGGTTGTCTAACTTACTTCTCTCTTTAATTTGCAGCAATCTCCTGCCCTCAGCTAGATTCCTCATATAAATTACTATACTACATTACTATCTTCATAAACTAACTCCCCTTTTTCATAAGATTCTTTGTAAGCTTCTTCTGTAGACAAATCGGTAGTAACATCATCGGTTACACCACCAACTTCAGCGTCTTCTTTTTTATTGTCTATGAAATCGGAAAGTATTATATTAGAAGGTTTTTTAGCAGTTACACCCTTGTAGAAGAGTGTTATTTTATTACCACACTTTGGGCATGCTAAAGTCATTACAGTATCACTTCTTGTTGGTAGAACTATGCTTAGGCCTCCCTCAACCTCTTTTATAAGCTTCGTTTCTTCACCACATTGCCCGCATTTTATATACAGGTCTGCAAATTCAAACTGCTCTGCTTTAGTAGGCAGTGACTCTACTTCTTCCTGTTCTTTTGGCTCCTTCTCAGTCTCGTTATCTACGACTTTATTTTCACCTTCAGCAACTTCAACTTGCTTTACCTCATCTTCCATTTTATCTGTTTTTAATCTTATCTTTAATCCTATTCTTAAATATAAATATAGAATAACTAATTTTTCTTATAAAAAGACTGACTTTAGACAACTCTATCTTTTTATATATATTAGCCAACTTTTTCAACGCGTGTATTTCGTAATCACTAAATTTATCCATACTATTTAGACGACTGTTTATAATCTTCCAACCTTTGTATATCTTCTTCTACTTCTCTTATCTTGTCAAAGATATCATAAAGAAGACCCCTTAACTCAGAAAGAGCAGCTTTATTTTCTTCAATAAGATCGTCGACAGTATATTTATACTTATCGTCAACAGTATCGGGATTTTCTTCGGGTGGTATAGTAAAATACCTATTAAGATTATCTATAACAAAATTCTTACTAAGAGTTATATTAATTTTAGAAATGTCTTCGGAACTCTCTGTGATTGTAGTTTCGTTTGAAGTGTATTCAAATCTACCAGTCTTATCGTTATATACAAAAACTGACCCTACGCTAGCTTCTTCTCCAAATATAGGCTCTATAAGAATAACTTTATCAATGTTTTCCATATCTATATATTTTATGCATTAATTTTACCAACAACACTGTAAATACTTGCTAAAATAAAATGTTTATCCACACCGTTAAGATGATAGAATTCTGAAGCCGGTGACCTAAACAAAACAGTCTCTCCTTTTTTTAACCATGTATCAAAATGTCTATCTTCTGTATTTGTTTTTACAAACAGTTTATTTAAGAACGCCTTAAACTTAGATTCCTTCTGTTCTACAAAAGTACTGTTAACGATCCTGCCAATATATAGTTTTTCTTGTGCAAAGTCATTTTCGCTTGCAACCACTTCTTTCTTTGGTTTCCTACCTCTCTTTTTCTTATGTACTTTTTCTTTTTCTTCAAGAGCAGACGCGGAAAATACCGGCTCACCCAAAACCTCAACTAAAATCCTTTCGTAATCGAAAGGCTTTATGTCAATTGGATTTACATAAATTTTGTTCATTTTAATTTATTTTAATTTTAATAATCAAGTATAATAGATACGAAATCACCTTCCTCATCTCTGTCTAAATCAATATCAATTACATCATAGTAATTCTCACCGTCAATATCACCCTTAACAAAAACGTCTAAGTCAGGAGGAAGTTTCCTAAGCTTTTTTATAAGTTCTATATTTTTCATAATATAACTTATTTAACAAGTCATAATCTATACAGTTGTCCTCATATTCTATAATAGTCATATCTCTATCATTAGTATCATCCAAATTACAAGTCCACCTAAATCCTAGCGACGGTCTATACGACTCTATATAGTTTCTATACTTTGATACGTTAATACCCAAAATAAGTTTCATTACATAATTATGTTCTGTAATTAAAAGTGATAAAACCTTATTTAAAACTCTTTTTAGCAAAGAATCTGGCAATAATTCATATTGTAAAGTGGCCTGAAAGATAGAATATGTAGGAAATAATGTCTTAGCAAAGAATTTTTTTACTTTAGAGAGTTTAAAAAAATTACCGTGCTTATATACATTCTGTGGCAATTCTTTAAATCCAAACAACCACCTTATAAATTTATTGTAAATACCGCTAACAAATAAAATAGGTATTACCTGCAAATAATACAAATATAAATACACTTTTTTACCAGTACATATATACTTAACCCAACTCAACAAATCGGTTGAGTATGTATACTTTTTACTTATTCGCCATTTAATGTGTTTTGAAAATTCCTTAAGTTTGTCATCTTGCCCTAAGTATTTTAGTATAAAGATTGTATAGAATACATGGTCCCTACTTAGATTGTCTTTGTCATAGTCGCCAATATATTCTGGGTGTCTCCACCCCTTGTAATTGTCATCGTAACATTTTAAAATTCCGTTTAATAATTTTGAGTTATAGCCATAAGTATATAAAGCCAAAGCTGTCCTACCTATGCAATCCCCCTTACCATCATCGCCTGTCTTTTCATAAGGCTTGTTTTTTGTTAACATTAACCCAAATGAGTCGACGTATGTTTTTAAATTCTTATTTTTTAAATTAAGTCCCATATTATAAACATTTACTATGCCCACAGTCTAAACACGTAATGCAACCCCCACTATTAGAAATGTTCGTAGAGCCACAGTTTTCACATTTAGAAACTGCTTTTAAATTACCATTTGTATAAACAACAAGTGTCCTTGCTATGGCTTTGCAGAAAGATGTGACATCACCAGTAGATTTATACAGTTGTTCTACTATGAATTTTATATCAGCACCGTGCCTTAGAGACGTAGAAATTAACCTAGTCATCATATTCTCCTCATCTGGAGACTCCTTAGTAATGTCTCTAAGTACTGTTTCAAAATCGTCGAAGTACAAGTCGTACTTACCTTTCTTTTCCTTAATTATACGACCTGTAGTTCTTTTAAACTGAAGATCTGTCTCATTAATAACTGCAAACACTTCGTAAGGTTTGTTATCATATAAACCCACTATAACGAGCCAGCCTTTGCCCATAGATTTTATACTGTGTATGTCACATTTTAACTCTTTTGGCCTTTTAGGGGCATCGTGTTGTTCAAATTTGTTCTTATTATCTTCTTTAGAAACTAATATGCCAGTTCTAGAACCATCCCTATAAACTGTTATGCCCTTACAACCAGCTAACCAAGCCTCCTTGTATATATTAGCTACAGTTTCTTCCGTCACATCTGACTTCAAATTTATTGTAGAAGAAATGCTATGGTCAACCCATTTTTGTGCAGCAGCTTGTATTTTAACACGCATGAATGGGTCTATTTCGTAAGCCGTTGCTTTGTAATACGGTGTTTGTTTTTCGAAGCCTTTTGAGTTTATAAATTCTAGGAATTCATTGTGATTTACAGAAGTGTGATTAAAAAAGTCCTTAAGTGGTTTATGATAAACTATAAACTCTTCCCAAACATCGCCATTGTCGTCTTTTATCAAGACCGTGCCTTTATTATCATTTGTTTCTACTGCCCTGCGCCTGCGCTTATATGTCAACATGTACACAGGTTCTATACCAGATGATATACCAGCCAGTATTGATATACTACCTGACGGTGGTATTGTTAGGTTAGATATGTTGCGCCTGCCGTATTTTTTGTACAGTTCAAACACATTCTCATTTACACTTTTCTTTAGCTCGTTTAAAACTTTGTTTATGAACGGAGAGTCTTTTTCTGTTTCATAAGACCATATATCAAAGTGCCCACGTTCTTGTGCCATATCTATACTAGATGCGTAGGACCCCATTGCTATCGTTTTATAAACAAGCTCTGTAATTTTTACAGAGTCCTCCGAACCATAGGTAATGCCTAATGCGGCTAGTAAATCAGCTAACCCTATGCCACTAAGACCAGTTCTACGACCTTTAATCAACTTGCTTTTTATTTTAAGCCATAGGTTATACTCCCTGTAAGAAGACTCCATGTCATCTTTACCGTTGAGTATTTTATTAAGTATTGCGTCTATCTTAGCTTCTTCAAGGTCTATAAGGTCATCCATCAAACGCTGTGCTTTATAGGCAACGTCATATAATAGATCGTAATTTACATGCGCCCCAACAGTAAACGGTTCTTCAACAAAGCTGTACAAATTTATAGACATTAACCTACAAGAATCGTAAGGACACAATGGTATTTCACCACATGGGTTTGTACTAGTTTCATGCCATTCTGCACCATATAGTGACGGTATAGATGATGACCTAACAGTATCCCAAAACAGTATGCCAGGTTCAGCTGTGTCCCTAGCTTGTTTGACTAATTCGTGCCACACTTCAATATTACGACCAGGTTTATTATCAACCACACCCCGCATAAACTCGTTAGTAACTTTAACTGATATGTTAGCCCCGGTTACCTTTGACCTGTCTACCTTAGATTTTATAAAATCAATTATGTCTGGGTGGTCTACAGACATTGTTAACATAAGGGCGCCACGCCTACCACCCTGAGATACTTCTAATGTAGTATTTGAAAACCTGTGCATAAATGATACAGCGCCCGTAGATGATATAGCGGCATTGTTAACAGCACTACCCTTCGGCCTAAGGTGGCTTATGTCATGACCTACCCCAGCCCTACGTTTCATAAGCTGAGCTTGCTCTTCGTCAGATAAAAATATACCCCCATAGCTGTCAGAACTATTGCCTATAACAAAGCAATTGCCAAGTGAGGTTAAAGAGTTGTCATTGCCAACGCCATTGAGTATAGAGCCCCCTGGTATAACGTATTTAAAGTCAGCTAATAGTTTGTACACATCATCGTATGTAAGAGCATTATAACCCCCATATTTATACTCCATAGCGCTGAAAGCTTTAGCCAAACGCTTAAACATGTCTACAGGAGTAAGCTCCATGTATTCATTAGCTTTAGACCTTAAACAGTATTTGTCAACCCATACGTTAGCTGCAAGCTCATCGCCCTTAAAGTAAGCCAAAGTTGAGTTATAGACTGTAGCCCTGTCGTAATAATTTTCATTGTGCCCCATATATAGTGTTTTAAATGCTAAGGTTATACGACTTTGAAAAAGCGTTTGTTACAAAAAAGCAAAAAAAACACCAACTTTTTACAGCTGGTGTTTACAACAAAATATTATAATAACACTACAATAAATCATCTAACTTAGCTGACGCATATATACCTATAGAACTAAATATAAATAAACTTATAATTGATATAACGCCAACTTTAAGAGATGCAAACCATATAGACAATGCTACGGCTTGTAACGATGCTATAGAAACAATTATACCCAGGGCCCTTAGGAGCATAAAGAAGGTACGTTTGCGCTTGTACCTACGTTCAGCTAAAACCTTTTGCTCAATGTCCGACAGTATAAGTTCAACTTTGCGTTTGAGTTCTTCATTACTTGCATACATTATAACCTTATTATTAACTTATAACTGTATTTACTAACCTATTAAAAACACCCCACCCCCTAGGCAAAGCCCTTAAACTTTGTCAACCAAGGCCTTAACTGTTACCGTACGATGCACAACGTCGTTGTGGTTACACCTACACGCCCCCTATTCCAACCCTACGCTAGGGCGCCTAACAGTTTATTACCTTGACCATTTTTAACCCTATCGGGGACACCTCACTACTATTTGTAGCTACTACCCGACGTCTGCCCCACTAATTACCTTTCGGCCTTCATGGGGGATACCAACCATTTGGGTGAGATTGGTGGGTTCGTTTGCTTGTTATAACGTTTATTATTATAATAAGGTTACACTTAATTTAAAAAAATCTTGTGTGCTACATAGCTATTAATTGTAATTCAAGTAGTAATGTCTTACTTCAATGTTATCACCACATACTTTACATACCCCCTTATATATACCAACATC